ATCCCCATGCCCAAAGAGCTAAAAGCCCAATACCAAAAATTCACTAAGGCCGATAATTCAAAAATACTCGATATAGTAGGCGAATTTGAATGGAAAAGTGTAAAAGAGTATGTAGAAGATAATATTGATGTTTTCCTTAATTAAATCTGTTTTAAAATCAATTGAGTTATATTTATCTTTAAAAAATAAGCTTTTCTATGTAGAATTAAGACATGACCATGAAAAAGAAAGAAAAAGGATTATTCAGGAAATTGAGGACATTAGGGTCAATGGGGGTGATGCTGATAGGGCTGACCTCTTGCGCGACGAACTCGTCCGTGAAGACGGGAGCTTTAAATATTTATCAGCCTTCTACTCTGAATTTAATAAAAGGGACTCCAATAGAGACAAGTAAAGGTATTTACACTCCCCAGACAGATGAAATTTGGCATTCTGATGCTAGGTTTAGGAGGCTAGAGAGGCAGCTTTATTTCCCAAGCGGGAAATAATTTGTTTTAAGTGTAGATTCTAGTAATGGCAATTAAAGATAGTATGCACTCCGATTTCTCTACGGGGAGTGGTGTTTGGGTTGGATACAGACATGACCTAACAGGTGATTATGTCAGCAGGGATGGGACTGGAGAAAACTATCATGAGTTTGCTGACGGGACATTTAGGGAATATAACAAAAAATTAAACGATATAGGTATTGTTGGTGGAGATTCCATATACTTTGAACCCTATGATGGAGGTTTAAGATATCAAGGGAATCCCTTTATACACAAATATCCCGCCATAGATGGTCGTCAGGGAGCTTACTCTACTAGAACAATAGGTTTTGGTGGACCATTAATGAAAGTTAGAAGAAGTTCTGACAACGCCGAATTGGATGTTCGTGGAGATGCAGGTGGAGACATTTCACTAGCTTCACCACTTGTTCCTTCCAGTTCTGGCACTTTAGGTGGGTTTGTGGGGACAGGTGCAGGTTATTGTTCTGTTTGGTATGATCAATTCAATACAGGTTCAGCCCAAAACAATTTAACCCAGACTACTGCCGCTGATCAACCTATCATTGTAAATGGTGGCTCTTTAATAACAGATTCAAACGGAAATGCAGCTTTAGACTTTAATGGAAGCACTCATCACATGACATTAAATACGGGTTTTTCTAGCACGTTAAATATAAGTGGTTTGTCTTCTTATCTTGTTTTCGAAGCTGATACAGTAGCAGGAAATCAAATGGTTTCTTGTTTAGGGAGTTTCGCAGACTCTAATAAAAGGTGGTATTTCCCTTACATTACCAGTAGTAATTTTAGTTTTAACTATGGCGCTGGCGGTGCTCCTACTACTGGTGCTAACACAAATTTAAATTTAGTTAGCATGGTAGCAGATTCAACGCAAGGTGCATATAAAGCTTTTTTAAATAGCTCTCAAGTGGGTAGTAATGGTTCTCTAGAAAACAAAAGCGGAGGGACTTCACTTGTTGGAGTTGGAGGGTTAGGCGACAGTTTACATTTTAATGGTAAGATGGGGGAGTTTATTTTTTATCAGTCTGACTCTTTATCGGCGCATAGAACTGACATTGAAACTAATATTAATAGCCATTTTAAAATATATTAAAATGAAATATTTACTTTTTGATACAAAAGAAGCGTCTTTAAAAAGAAGTGCTCAAGAAGCTACAGCCCGTGGATGTTGTGGAACTTCTACTAAATACTGGTGGAAGACAAGAGAAACAAAAGCTGGGAAGTGGGCTTTATGTATTCCAAACGCTGATAGTGCGAGTCTTATTCCAAGCGAGGTCTCAAAACTAAAGACTTCTGTTATTTGGCCAACTCCAGATTCTTTATAAAAAAGTGGATAAAATAATTTTAATCCATAATATATAGTTGTTATGAAATCAATTGAATTTACCGAAGGAGAACTACGGGCTTTGATCCAACTTTTAGATATCGCTGTAAAAACTGGCGGTCTTCAGGTTTCAGAAGCTGCGGTTGTGTTAGCTCAAAAATGCCAAACAGCGTTGGGACCACCACCCGCCGAGGAGCAAGAGATTCAAAGGAGTGACGGTTTTGCGGAAAGCTCTACTATAGAAACCCCAGAAGAATTAGAATCCTCTGTGGCTTAATTTTTTTACTTTTTCGATAAAATTTCCCTTGAACATTACAATTCTGTAATATATAATCAATCTCATGAAGAAACTTATTCTTACAACACTGTTTATGGGCGCTGCTATGATCGGCGCAGTCAAAGCTACAACCCTCGCAGACACCCTTGGTGTTGAGGCTGGAGCTTCTATTTCTAACTTCAGCACCCATAGGGGATTAGCTGTAAGAGATGACTCCATTGGAGGAGTGGCCTCTCTCAGTGCTCCACTTGGAGGTGGCACCTTAGCCTATGATTGGGCTTTAAGTGACACTGATAACGGCGGTGAATTGGATTTCTCGCTTAGTTATAGCCGAGGAGCCAGTCTCCTTGGTCAAGATTTCGGCCTTATCGCAGGAATCGGAAGCGTGGAATCAATTCTGGGGGATCGTGATGAGATCTTCGCTGGCCTTTCTTATGGTTGGCTTGTAGACCTCACTGCTACTGTGTGGCACGAAACTGAAAATGATTGGACTGGGGTTGAGCTTGGAGCTTCTTACGATATCTCCACTGCTGTCGAAAACCTTACTCTTTCACCTTTTGCTCTAGTAAACCTTGCTGATGAGTATACAGCGGTTGAGCTTGGAGTAAAGGCAGGTTACGCTATTACAGACCAACTTTCTGTTTCAGCCAAAGCCTCATTTAATAACAACGATTTTGAGGGTTCTTCTTTCGAAGTTGATGAAGAGTGGGTCGTAGGCGCAGGAGTCAGCTATAAATTCTAATTTAAATTAGTTTAAAATACAAAATTTAAAAGCCTCCTTCACGGGAGGCTTTTTTTGTGTAGAAACTAATTACATGGAACCTGAAAAGTCTCTAATCAAAGAATTCCTTAACGGAGGGTGGCTAGTTCCCCTTGTTGGTGCCGCCGCAATGTTTGCGAGGCTTCTATCTGGGAGCACGGGGTTATCCTTAAAACAACAATTCAAAAGAGTAGCAACCGCAGCGATTGCTGCTGGCATAGCTTGGTTTGTATTGGAGCAAACTGACGTATCCTCCTTAACTAAGGCTATCACTTATGGTATTATTGGTGTAATAAGCCCAGAGGTTATTAGCGGAATAGTAAGATTGGGTGAAAAGTTTGCTAAAAACCCAGAAAAATTCATTAAAAAATGAGACCAAAGTTTATTGTTTACTGTTTAGCTGCTATTTGTTTGGCCTTTGGTTTCAAGGGGGCGACTCTTACAGAGGATATAAATAAAACTCTTGCGGAAAATGCTCGACAATCTGAGTCATCTATCATGGAGATAGGTATGTGTTTTGATTGGTATGGAGTAATCATTGTAGACTCAGTAGTAAAGACATCCCACGGGCAGATGAAGCCAGCAGAAATGGTAGAGATTTTACAGGAGGAAAGTGGCTATAAAGATGAATATTTAGAAGAATACAAAAAAGACATTACCCCCAAAGAAGTTGAGTATGCTAATTTTGTTTTTGAACAAGAAAAGAAAGTTAGTGCTTATGTTAACGAGTTAATCGAGTGGGGAAATACAAATGATCTAGAAAGCATTAAAGAATCCATACCAAGAATGTATGAGATGACCGATCCAACAATTGAGGCGATAAATAATATTATGGATACAAAAATGTATTATAATGAAGAACAATCTGCTATCCTACATGAAAAGATTAAAACCTTCTCTGATTTTATGGTTTTAGCCATCGTCTTATCGGTTGTAA